GCGGGCAGGCGCTATCGGAGTTGAGCGCTTCGGGTGCCCGCCGGCTGTAAAGCTGTGGGGGCTGCGGGGGGCTGCTGGCGCACGCCGCCAGTGAAAGCGCGCACAGCGTCAGTACGAACGCAGTCGCGGGTCGAGCCCGTACGTTGAATGGCCGCATTGCTCTGTCCTATCGAGAGGCGAAGCTCGCTCACGGTGTTGGCGAACTCCTGCGAGAGGTTGAGATTGCGCCGGTCTTCCTCCGTCTTGAAGTCGATGATCTGCTGCTTCGCGGCTGCCACTTGCTCTGCCGCTTTTGTTCGTTCGGTCTGCGCTTCCAAGTGCAAACCGGCCACCTGCAACTTCAAATCAGCGACCCAAACGCCTAAAAGCGCTATAGCGATCCAGTACCAGTGGTCGAACAGCAGCTTGATCATTGTTACCTCACCGGGCAATCTACGCTAACGGGTATGATCTGTCTAGGTCCAAAAAGCCCGTGTGTACCCGGTGCCAGCACCGGTGTATGCCAAGACGTTCCAAGCAGCGGAAACAAGCGATGGAAACGCACTTGCTCCTGTCGATGGGTCAGCTTGTTGTTGGTAGGGGTACAACCCGGTCGTTTCTTGGGCTTGCGCCAAGGTATACATCAACTCAAACGTCAACGACATATCGTAGTCTTGCAGCGCTACAGCGGCACCGAAGGAGCCCTCGTACCACGGCGTGACAACTGCGCTCGGATAACCGTCTTCTGAAATGTACGCAGTATAACCCGACTTCAACGTCGCCGCGTCGGTGGTGAAGTACTTATCGGTGCAGCGCAGCATCGACGTTCGAGCGAGATCGTTCTTGCCCCACTTGCGCAAGATCACCGAACCCCAAGTATGAGTATCGAGCGCGTGCTGGCCATCAGGCGTGTTGACACCAGCGGTAACCGTGCCACCTTGCCAAAAGATGTCTTTAGTCGGATACCAACCGACACCGTTGGTGAGAAGTGCTGCCTTGATGGCGTTGGCAAAACTCTGATAGTTGACCGGAGTATTACCGTACAGTTCGGCCGCTAAAGTGAACGCCCACCAAGCGTCGATATTGTGCTCGGTAGACCACCATGGAATGACGTAGTTTGGATCGGCATCGGTGCCCTTGCCGCCGTTAACCAATCCAAGAGCATTGATGTACCCGACGAGGTAAGCCAACCCCGCCTTGGCAGCAACAGTAGTCTTTGTCGGAAACCAATCGCGCACGCCAGGACGATCAGCGAGAAGCAGTGCGTAGACAAGCCAAGCGATAGCGCCATTCCTCTGGATCAGCACCGCCGGCGCTGCCATGTTCATGTCGTACGCGAACGACCACGATCCATCGACTTCTTGTATCTCTAGAAGAGCATTGACGAGACGAACTGCGGGTTCTTCTTCGCCGCGCTGCATGTAGGTAATGAGCGCAAGCGCTTGGTCGTAGATGAAACAGGTGTCGTTGAAGGCGTCGTAGTACACTCCACTGGCGGGCGTCTGCGCTACCTGATCGGCAGGCACGTTGTACGACCGCACCAACCCCGAGCGCAGGCTCCACTGGCCGTAGACGCGCTTCGTCGTGGCATCGAACAGACGCACACGGCAGTATCCGCCGGGAGCGGTGCCGCTCCAAGTGAAGCCGGTAGACGCGCCGACAACGAACTCCGGCAGAGCTACGCCGTCGACACGTAGCTCAATGCCGAGGTTTCGGTAGACGCCAACTTCGCCAATGTTCTCATTCCAAGCACCGCCCACGACGGCCTGCGAAGCACCATCCACCGTCTCAACCACACGAAGTGTAACCTTCCCGTTGAGCGGATTAGTGCTGGTGATGGTGTACGTGCCGCCATTACTGATCAAGTACAGCTTGTAAGCGTATTCGGTGTCCGTCTCTTCGGTGACGAGGATGTAGTACGTGCATCCAGGGTTCTCGTCGAACAGCGCGACCGTGCAGACGATCTGGTTTGTACCCCCGCGGGTAATCGCGACACTGCTGATCGTGCTCTCGTTCGACAAGCAAGCGCCGTCAGACCAATACTGACGCACGTCGCCAGTGCGCTCGCTCGACTTCCACGGGTTGCCCACATCGACCCGGTTGGCGTCGGCGATCTGGTCAGCGGAGTTGTGGTAGGTGCAGAGTTGGAACTCCCAGTCGCCATACGGAGCATCGGCGACGACAGCATACCACGTACGATTGGCTGCCACTTCCGCTCGGAAGACAAGGCTGCCATTGCAGGTAGCCCGAACGTAGTAGGTCCCCCAGTTGTTGTCGTCAGCCCACATCGTTGTAGGGTTGGGCACACCAGGGCTCGTGTATTCGCGACCGGCGAAACCCTCCATCGAGCCGAACGGAGCGTCGACAATTCCCTCGAAGCGCACCGCAGCATCAGCGACGATGGGAAAGTTCAGTGGAGCAGTGATCGTGACCGGCGTGTACGGCAGTGCCGGATGCGGATCGACGGGAGCGGTGTACGTCCCTGAGATTGCGTGCGCACCGTCCCAAGTCGTGCTTGCTTCGTTATCGACTGAAACAGTGCATCCAGTGTACGGCGTACGCGCATACTGCTGCGCCAGAACAGCCGCGGCGGCGCGATCCGCAGACGCCTTGGCGACCGACTTCGGTACGTCGGCGTCGCTGAACACGTCGGCATCGCTCGACACGATGTTGATCACCTGCCCATCGAGCGCCATGCCGATCTGCGTGCTGTTCAACCGCACAAGCTCGACACCAGTCCCTTTCGCGGGCTTGGAACTGAAAGCCACAAGGTTCTTGGCTCGAAATTGGTCGTTCAAGTCGGGCATAGCACCACCTTATGACGACGGCGGGCGCTTAGACACTTGCTTTTTGCGGTGAAACGCTTCGCGCATGATGAAGTATGCCGCAAGAGCGACCACTGCGGCAAGCTGTTCCCAGTCACGAGAGATCAAGATCAAGAGGATCGTTTCCACCATGGCACCCACTCTTTGAGACACCCAAGGGGGTCCTCACGGAACTTCTGAGCGGCGCGCATGAGCCCGCCGATCAAGTCCATGCCGATGACCGCTAGTAGGATGCCAATGGCAACCGTCACGTTCGGTCCCAAACCGACGTGTTCAGCGATAGCCGGAGCCCCATAAACACCGATCCCGAAGCTTCCAACGAAACCGGTGACACGCTGGAACGGCGTTTGATCCTTGACCCAACGCAGGCCAAGGAACGCGCCAAATGCAGGCGGTAGAAAAGGCGCAGCCGCCAAAGCGAGTTCATCAACCCAACGCCAACCAGTCATGTTGCCTCCGCAGGTAACGACCTAGAGGAACTCGGCCGTTGCCGTATAGTGGACCGCCGAAGCATTACCAGCCGAACCACCTGCAGCGCCAGTACCAGAAATGGCGATACTATCCACCGCGACAGTAGTCGACGGCGAACTCCAATCAGCATTCACAGACGTGTTGCGGATATTCGCGTTGGCGGCCGAGGGGTTATACAACGTCACACTAGGCGCAATGCGCATCGGCGGATTAAGCGCGACAGACCCAAACGACTGGGCAACAGCACCAGAAATGGACTGCGACCTCACCACGGCACCGGTGACACCTGCATTCTGCGCAGGCACAGTCCCAGCAGGGAAGCTCTTACGATAATATCGCTGGCACGAGAACAACGTGTCTTCCGCCAAATCAGGTACGAAGTCGGTAATGACGTTGCTGTTTTCGAGCTTTGCACCTTCAATGAGCACCGACTGACCAGCCAGAACGCCATCGGTGAACCGGAAGGAAACTTCCAAACCGTTCACGATGTCCGAAGTACCGATGAATGTGAAATAGACACGTTGGGGCGTAGTCGTCAGCACATACTGACGAAGTTTGATTGTCGTGGTGGAAGCGAAATTGTCGAGCGCGGTCGGAGTGGCGACGCGCAGAAACCCGCGAGCAGTACCTACCGCCGACAAATATGCCGAAAAAACACAGACTTTTGTCTTGAGCGGTGCTGTACGTTGTCCTTCGAGCCGCTGCACGACAACGACCGCGGTGTTTGCCGCAGCGCCTGTAATCTTGAGGCCATAGGTAAATTGCAGGCCGGCAACGCGCTGGATCGTCACATCGGTGCCGTTTCGCGTCGCCGACCACCGGTCGACAGTGATTTTGTTCGCCCCCGCCGAACTGATCGTGACACTGCCACCTTCGTTCGATTGGTCTAGGCTGAAATCACCGTTGTCGAGCAAGTTCTCTCGAATGGGAGAAGGCGGAACCACCGGGTCCATGTTCGTCTCGCCGATGGTGTGGCTCTGCATCTGATTGCGCTGAACCACGTTGTTTCGCTCTCCATCGCGGACGTTCATGATGCCGTATGAAGCCGTAGCCTGACCGGCACCGCCAGCCAGCGCTGAACCACCCGGTGATAGCGTGATGGCGGCGCTGCCGTTGTCGATGGTGAAGTTCTTGCCAACCGCTCCCGGCACACAGAAGACGAGAAGCAGCCGCTCAATCGTACCCGTCTGGGTAAGGTTGGCGTCGCGCTCGCTTGCAAGGACAGCGTTGCTGGTCGGCGTGTTGCGGTTGTGGATCGCCTCTCGCAGATTGAGAATCGTCGTGGTGATTTTCTCTGCGGTCGTGCCTATGCTACCAATAAACACCTGCGGTTGCGAACTATCGGGGTCGGCTTCGTTGGCGAAGATGTAGTACTCGGGCGGCGTACTGGCGTTCAGTTGGAAACCAACATATTCGCCCACGGTCGGCAAGGAACCGAACACCAGCGACTTTGAAGAAAACGACCACGTATCGCCCGGTCCCAGAATGTTGTCGGTGATCGTAATATTCGCGCGCCCCGGTCGCATGTAAATGTCCGCCACCGGAGTGGGCGGGTTGGGCGCGCCGTAGGACGAATTGAAGAACCGGTTGTTCGAGATAATCGCCTGCTCGTTGGTCAGACGGTCGTCATAGAACGCCGAACCATAGTTTTCGTGCGCTTCGTTATAGATGGCTGTGTACGTGCCAGAGTATGGCCCAATATACCACCCGTGAGAGTTCTGTGACCCAGGAACCGGCTTGTAGTACGCACCATTTCGTTCCATCGGTCCGGGGTCGTCCGCCGCGGTGAACGTGAACGTGTAGGCATCCGGCACGGAGGCGGGGTAATCAGACACGTTGTACCCGACCGGGTTAGCGTATCGGACGTTAAACACTTGACCCATGATGAGCGTATGCGCAGCAGGGGTCAGTACGCCGTCTACTTCAATCCAGGTCTTGTAGGTAGTGACACCACCAGACCAAGTTGCGGTGCAGACCAGACCGTTCGGATCGGACACACCGGCATCGTCGGCGATGCACTGCTCGTAGACGATGTTCGCGCCGGCGCGCTGGTCGAACACGATCCCACGCTGGCCGCGGCCAGACAGACGCTTGAACGTCAGCTTTCGAGGACGTTCGTAGTCGTTCAAGCCACGAGATGTGATGCGGTAGTGGTACGTGAAATAACCCAGCTTCGTCTTTGCGCCAGGATCGGTCGGCATCGAGACGACGATGGTTTTGTCCGTAGTGCCGGCTTGTGCGATCCAGCCACCACCGGCGACGCCGCCGGACGTGTAGGTGGTATACCCTGTCGTATTGACGCCAATCGAGAACGAGTTTGCGTCGACGACCGTGATCGTGAAGTTTTTGTTGTTCACTTCGGTCATGCCGAGCACCCCGGAAATCGGGATGGTGGCACCCGTCGTATATCCATGATCCGGACAGGTAACGACGCCAGGGTTGGCCTTGCTGATCCCGGTGATCGCCTTGGGTCCAGTGAGATTGTTGTATTTCGCGTTGTCGAAATCGCCGATCCAAATGTTATCGCCGGGCGAACGCGAATGGTAGTCTTCGAGGACGTACGTCATCTGGCCACCGTTGGCCGACGACCACGTGGCAGACAGGATTTCGCGCGTAGCCCAGAGCTTGATTACCGACTTCTGACGGTACAGCACGCCATTGTTGACTACGCCACCGATCTTGCCAGCAGAGCCAACGCCAGGACCGTACGAGCCATAGATGCCTTCGGAGCCGCCCTCCTTGGTATTACCTTCGACCATTCCGTTGATGAAAATCTCGGAGATTTCCTTGAGATAGTCGTCGGAAAAGAACTCCCAGCCAAACGCAACAAAGTCCCACGCGAAGAAGCGGTCGATGGTGAGGGTCTTGATCTCGCCGCGCGTTCCTTGGATGCCGCCACCCCAGTTCTGCGTCCAAATCTGGTCAAAGTGCGTGCGATAGCTGTTCTGCCGAACGACGATGGCGCGCGTTCCAGCCGTAGGGGTGTTGGACTGCTGTATCCACAACTCGCCGTAGAACTGACCCGCGTGGGTATAGCTGTCGAAGTCGCCATCGCCGTTGGGCACGTTGCCGATGATCAAGCCGGTCGAAGCGTCAGTGATCAACGTCGGCTTGCCGCTGACCTGAAAAAACGACGACTTACTCGGAAGTTCTTCAAGATCAATCGTCTGGTTGCCGATCAATTTGATCTGTTCGGGCCAAACGACGAAGTCGAAGTTCTCATACTGCTCGCGAATGTTGGCAGCAGTCATCCCCTGGCGAACAACACCGTAGGGAACGTCTAGGATTGGCCTGAGCCGCCGCATCGTCCACTCCGTAAGCCGCGATAGAGGAAGTACTAGACCGTGTAGCCCTGTGCGTTGATCGACAGGTTGCCCGTTGCGAACTGGGTCACTGCCGCCACGTTGAGCGCCGTGTTGGTGCTCCCACGCAGCGGCGGCTCGAAGTTGAACGTCGTCGGCTGGATCGTAGCCGCCGGCAACGAGCAGCGCCAGATGACGGTCGAGCCGTCCTTGACGACGAGTTCGGACGCCGTGGCCAGGGCGACGCCGGCTGCAATCTGAAGCGACTGCAGGTAGCTCTTTCGGCCGACAGCGGCAGCGACGATGGCGACGTCGCTGGTCTTGTTGGTGTAGCCGCCGGCTGGCCCCACGTAGGACCAGTCGGTTCCCGGCTTGCTCTCGCCCTCACCAGGGCGAAACAGGCGCGTCGACATCTAACCCTCCCAGGTTAGTAGAGGGTGCCCAGCGGGCCGACGTCGGCAGTGAAGGTGGTCGGCGGAGTGATGGCCGTCGTGGTGGCATACGCCTCGCCGGTCTTCTTGGATGCGCCGAAGTTGCCGATGGGGTGGCAGTTGATGCGCGCCGACGTCGAACTGCACTTGACGCCGACGTAGTAGCGACCCGGCGGGAGCTTCTGCGCCGCGGCGAACGCGATGCGCTGGAACGCATCGGTGCCGGACTGCGCGGTCGACGCGCTCTTGGTGATGATGTTGCCCGCGGCGTCGTACAGGACGACCGTCAGGTTGCCGGCCACGGCCGAGCCGTTGAACACGGCGAAGCCGGTCACGTACGAGGCGACCGCCAGCAACAGTTCGGCGATGAACGTCTCGGTCGTCGCCGGGGTCACGTCGGTGCCGTCGGTCGACGCCTTCACGGGGACGCCGCCGGTGTGGACCGTGCGCGGGCTCGCGTAGTAGACGCCGCCACCGAGGTTCGGAGCGGGCGAACCGCCGATGGGGCCGCCGATATCGTTTCCCATGATGATCTCCTTTCGTGAGCGTCTTACACGACGCGGTTGGCCTTGACTATCCAGTTGACGACGAAGCTCGGCTGAACGACCGAGAAGCTGGCGGTAGTGGCGCTGGTAAGCGCAACGGCCAGAGATGCCGACGCCGAGAACGTGTGGGTGTGCGGGCTGCCAGCCAGATCGACGCCCGCGCCTGACACACCGACGTTCTGGTTGTTCGTGTTGGAGCCGGTTGTGCCGCTGACCGTGCCCGTGGCCGTACCCGAGCCGGTAACAGCGGCAGTGCGGCTCTGCTGGCCGAGCGCGGCTCCGAGGGTTGTACCGCCCGTCAAGTTGCCCTTGTCGGAGCCGCCCATGTTGGACTTGCCGACCAGGGCCATGCCGCGGAGGTCCGGCAGGCCGAACGTGGTCGAGCCGTTGCCGACGCCGTAGGCCGTGCCGAGCAGGGCGAACAGGTCGGCGTAGGTGGTGCGCGAGACATTCTGGCCGTAGCAGAGCAGGTAGCCGGACGGCACCGTGCCCTCGCCCATGAGCCACGGCAGGACCGTGCCGACCGGCACGCCCACGCTGTCGATGGCGATCTCCTGCGCGTCGCCCGCGCCCGTGCCGCGCCCGATCAGGACGTTGGCGCTGCAGGTGAGCGTGTGTTCGTCGTTCCAGTCGGACGGTTGCACCAAGCTACTGTCGACACCGTCCGACTTGAGGCTCTGCTTCGCGTGCTTGAGAGAGATGGTCATCACACGCCTCGCTGCGTTCCGCGTCCGAAGGACTGCGGGTAGGCCCAGTTCGTCTGGCCCAGCACGTTGCTCTTGATCGCGTCGACCCTAGCCCGAGCCTTGGCTTGGAGGAAGGTCTTCCCCCAGAACGCACCCATCGTCGGGTTGCTCCACGGCTTGCCGACTTCCAGGCACAGGTCGCGCTGAATGCCCGCCAGCAGGTCGTCCCGGTAGCGCTGGATGACCCAGTCGGGTAACGCCGGGTTGTTGTCGGCGTCGACGTCGGCGATGATCTTGGCGACGCGCGCCACCCACGTCTTCACCGTCGACGGCGTCGTGTAGATCGTCAGGCCGTTCGGCAGCGTGAGGCGGGCTCGGTCGCACCAGTAGATGTCGGGCAGGCGCACGTCCTGGCTGTCGTACAGCGCGACCAGCCGCGCGATGCGGCCGGGCGGTACTTCGGCCAGCGTCAGGGTGTAGCTGTTCTGGCCGACGACCAAATCGAACGAAACGTCTTCGTACCAGAGGTTGCTGAAGGCCAGGAACTCGTTGGCGACGGCGTACAGCTTCGCTTGGGCGTCGGTCATCATGACGCCGGGGTACTTCACCGTGACGTCGGTCAGCAGCCGGGTCATGTCGGCAGAGGCGGTCATGCGGCACCCCGGAGCTTCTGCACGAAGGCGGCCGTGAGCACGCCGGCGCGCTGGTCTTCGTTACCCTGCGCGTCCGTCAACTCGACGTGGCCGACGATGTACAGCAGCAGGGCGAAGGCGTACGCCTTCGGGAAGTTGATGTTGGACAGCAAGTCCGCCTCGACGTAGCTCGGCGGCTCGTCCAGCCCGCGAAAGAAGTCCGGCCGCAGGCGATACGCCTCGGCCAGACCCGAGTTGAGCGCGGCCAAGTACCGGGTCATCGAGTAGCGGACCATCCCGATGTCCTGGGACAGCGCCGACGCCTCGGTGAGATAGTCGCTGACGGTACTGTAGGCCACGACCGGGTTCTCCTACGAAAGAGGGGCGGTATTACCCTGTCAGGTAACCCGCCCCCCGTTGCTCGTCCGCTACGGCGGCGGCAGCGATCAGCCCTGGACGATGATCGCCTGCGCCAGCGCCTTCGGGTCGACGACCTTGTAGCCGTAGACCTGCAGGCCGCGCATCAGCGTGCCGAAGGTCCGCTCGGAGCGCAGCGTCTCCATGTTGGTCATCTGGCTGGCGAAGGTCAGGCCGTGCGAGATGCCGGCGTAGACCGCGTACTCGCCCGCCGCCAAACCGCCGGCGACGCCGGCCGGCAGCAGGTTGCTGACGTAGACCGTGAAGCGGTCGACCATGCCGATCCGGCCGTTGCGGATCATAGTGACCTGATCGCCGCTCATGTACGCCTGACGAAGCTCGGACTTCTTGATCAGGGTGGCGGCCCAGGTCGGCAGGACGATCCAGCGGCCCTGCTCGGGGATGTTCTGTTCATCGAGCACCTGCCCGAGACGCAGGATCATGTCGAGCACGTCGACCTGACCCGCCGACGGCGAGTTGGCGACGATGGACAGCGGCCCCGAGGACGTGACGCCCAGGTTGATGTTGGCCGAGATCGCACCGGCGGTCGCGCCGCGATTGGTGGTGGCCTGGGCGCCGTTGAGGATGCCCGCCAGCACCGACGTGTCGATGGTGATCTTCATCTGCTGGCCGGCGTCGTCCGACCACAGCGACATCAGGTTGATGTCCGACTGGACCTTCATCACGTCGTCGAGGATCGTGTTGAAGTACTTGCCCTGGTCGATGTTCAGGTCGACCTTCGGCGCGGACGGCCGCTCGACCGCCAGATCGCCGCCGGCGAGGTAGTCGCGGATGGTGATCGTCGGCTTGGTGCGGATGTGGACGACGTCGCCGTGATTGCGGATTTCGCCCTCGTAGTCGGTGTTGCTGATCGCCGCGAGCACGGTGGCCGCGTAGAACTTCTCGATCAGCTTGGCCGACCAGATTTCGGGGATGAACGTCCCCGAGTAGGCGGTCGAAGGCTGGCTGGAACCCGACGGATAGATCGCCGGGGTGGACATCGACGTTGCAAGACCGAAGGCCATGGTAACCCCCTTGGGTAAGAGGGAGCACCATGGTCAGTGGAGCCCCCGGTTAGCGGATGCGTCCTTCTGCGGACGCTGCGAAGATTTCAGCTTCGTGCATCGCCGCTTCCTCGGGCTTGTAGTGGCCCCTCGCCTTGGCGGCGTAGAAGGCTTGCACGTCGGCGCGCGAGTAGATCGGCTTGGCTTGCCCGTTCAGATCGACGGGCGTGGTCGCGTTCGGAGCGCGACCCGGTGCGGCGAAGGCCACCAGCGGTACTGCCGGTCGGACGGCTGGGGCCGGGGGGCTGCCAGCAGCAGGGACAGGCGCGGCCGGTGCAGCCGCTTGGCCCAGGTAGGCCATCATGATCGCCGTAAGCTGCGGACCGTTGCCGGAACGCCATGCGTTGGCGAAGAAGTCCTTCCGCTTAACACCGCTCATCGGGTCTGTCAACTCCAACCACGGCAGGAAGTTGGGGTCGGTGTCGACGTCGTCGAACGTGCGGCCGAACTGGGCGAGCGACGCCGAGACGTACTGCTTGGCGGCCTGTTGCGCTTGCAGGGCGGTCGTCTGCACCACGTGCTGCAGATGCGGCGACACCTCCTGCAGCAGTTCGGCGCGGGCGCGGGCGGCCGAATGGTCGGCCATCCGCTTCATCACCGCAACGACTTCCGGCCCCAGGAGCGCCATCTCGTCTTCGGTCAGTTCCATCTCGGCCGGCGGCGGGGTGTTCGGCAGGTTGAACGGGGGCGGCACGGGCGGGGCCGGAGGCTGGGCAAGCTGCGCCTCCATCTCCCGGCGCAGGCGCTCGGCGGCACGCAGCCGGCCGCGCATCGAACGCAGCGTGTGCTGGAACTTGGCCAGTTCGACGTTGCCCTCGGAGGGCAGGGCCAGGGCCGCGTCGATCTCGGCCTCGGTCATCTCGGTCGGGTTCGGCTGGGGCTGGGCCGGCTGGGGAGGCGCGGGCTGCACCGGCGGCTGAGGCGGGGCCGGCGGTTGGGGCTGAACCGGGGGGACCGGCGGCTGCACGATCTGCAGCGGCGGTTCGGGCGTCTGGGGCTGGGGGGCCGGCTGGGGGTCGGCCGGCGTGTTGGCGGCGATCACCTGGGCCTGCAGGGCGTCGGCGCGCTCGGCCATGGCTCGGACGGCGGGCGGCACAAACGCCTTGTCGGCGTCGGTCAGGGGGGCAAGAGCCATGGATTACCTCGGGGGGTTAGCGTCGTGGTGGCGCTTCAGGCGCTCGCTGCATTCGGCCAGCAGCACGCCGGCTTGCTTGCAGAAGCGAACCCGGCCCTGAACATGCGCCATGACGGGGGTGGCCGGGTTGCTGTCGATCAGGGCGGAAGTTTCCAAGTCGAGCCAGTCGCCCCAGGCTTCGATCAGCTTGGCCCACGCTTCGCGGTTGGTCGCTTGAAGCGAGTGCGCGGCTTCGACGAGTCGCAGGTGATGTTCGGGGAGGATGTCTTTCGCCACGCCGCGATAGTGGCGCTACCTGTTTTTCAGGTCAATACCTTTTTGGCCCATCTCTTCGATATCCTGATATCGAGCCGGGGCGGCTGCGCCACTAGGCGTGCGACGGGCGTACTCGTTCATGGTGCGCTCGGCCGGCGTCCCGCCGGTCAGCTTGTCGAGCGCAAAGCGCGAGGGCAAGAACTCCTGGCGGGAGCCCTTGCCTTTGGGGACGTGGTTCGGGGGGATGCGCTGGCCGATCTTCATGGCTGGGTCGGCCCCCGGTCCTGCCGCCCTTCCGGGTAGGCAAACCCCCGTCGTGACGAGGGCTCTCCAACTACTGGGGGCCGAACTCTCAGTAGGCGCTGGTCTTGCCCGGCTGGGCGCGCTGGCTGCCGCGGTTCGGGGCCATCTGGCCCGACGGGCCACCCTTGGCGAAGCCGCCGACCGAGCCGTTCATCGGGTTGGCCGTCATGCCCGGCATGGCGCGGCCCGCGCCCGAGTGCGGAGCCATGTGGCCGCCGCCGGCGGCGGACGCGAACTTGGCCGACCCGGAGCCCTCCTGCGAGGACACGCCGGCGCGCTGCGGCCCGCTGGACCGGCCCGGCCCGCTGGTCTTGCCCACCTGACCGGACGGGCCGCCCGAGGCGAAGCTCTTGTTGCTGCTCGAAAGCACCTTGGCCATGGTTGGCTCCTAGTTCTGCATGCGCACGGCGCGCTGTCTACCCATGCTATTCTGGCGAGGACCGGCTTGCAAGCTGGATTTCTGGACGGGAGCCGGCATCCCGCCACCGCCCGGCCCGCCACCGGGGACGCCGCCCGGCGGGGCTTCCGGCGGCTGCATCGAGTGGCCGGGCTGGCCCTGCATCGCGGCGAGCAACTGGGCCTGCTGCTCCTGGGCGCGAAGCTGATCCTCCGACGGGATGATGTTCGCGCCGGGCATGCCAAGCTCCTGCGACACGGCGCGGAGCACCTGCGCGCGCCCGTTCGGCCCCATGATCTGCATGTCGATGGGGTTCTGCGTGATCTGCAGGAACTCCAACTGGCGGGTGCGCTGCGTCTCGCGCTGCATCGCCACGGCCACGCCACGTACTACAACCTTCTCGGTGCCATCGAGCACGTCGGTCGTGTCGGTGAGCAGGATCATGTCGAGCAGGTGTTGCAGCGACGGATCGAGGATGTCGCGGTCGATGTTGGCCGCCACGGTCTGCAGGATTTTCGAGGCGTTGCCCATGAGCATCGCGAGGCCCGACGCCGTGCGCCCGGCACCGCCGCCTGGGCTGTTACCCTGCAGGTAACGCGGGATCGCCGAGACGTCATCGCCCATGGCCATCCACGCCTGCAGCACGTTGAGCAACTGGGCGCTGTTGTCGGTCGGCTGGAAGAAGTCGACCGGCTTGTCGGTAGACGAGCCCGAGGCGAACGGATCGCTCTGCACGTGCCAGCGCTTCCACGGGTAGATGTCGTCGCCCGTCTCGCCGCCGGACAGGCGGTCGTCCTTCACGACAACCTGCGGACCGGACGCCAGCGCTTGGTTGTTGATGATCGAGCGGAACGTCGAGTTCACGGCGTTCTGCAGGTCGCCGAGGATGTCCGGCAGGGCGTTGCCGACCGGCGTGCCCGGCATCTTCTCGAAGCTGGTGACGCAGTACTTGTGGCGGCGGCCGAAGCTCGGCGCGAGTTGTACCTTCAGCACCGTCGGGCCGACGCACCACGCCTCGATGGTGTAGTCGCGCACCGGATCGTCGATGGCCGCCGGGTCGATCCCGTGCTGCAGCAGCATGAGGCCCTGGACGTTGCCCGAGAACTTGAAGCCGGTGATCAGCCGCGACACGTTCCACAGCGGGTTCTCGCGGCTTTCGAGCGCGGCGCGCTGGCTGTCCGTGCTCTCCCAGTCGTCGTTGAAGCCGGCCTGCCCGTAGTTGGTCAGCACGAAGCGCACGGCTTCATGGTCGTACCCCGGCAGGTCAAGCAGCGCGTTGAGATCGGCGCGGGTGTACCGCACGCGCTCGATCATGTCGGCATCCTCGATCCGCGAGACGCCCGGCGTCCACCAGAGGTCGAACGGCGAGACGCGCGACCAGACGAACCGCGGCTTGTTCACGGTGATCGGCTGGCCGTCGACCCAGTCGACCACGGGATAGATTTTCACGTCCGGCCCGTGCATGCACGCGACCGGGAACAGGCAGATGTCGATCAGGAACTCGGCGAGCGCGTTGTAGAACCCGCCCTGGTGCAGAAGGTCGTCGATCTTGTCTTCGGCGATCTTCGCCTTCTCCTTCATCTTGCGCTTGATGCCGGCCTTCAGTTCTTGATAGAGCGACTGCGTCCGGTCGCGGATCGCCTCTTCGCTGATCTGCTGGCCCGACTGCTCCATGTCGGCCACTTCGATGTATATCTTCTGCGTCAGCGCGCGCAGCGCCTCGACGGGGACGTCCGGGTCGCCGGGGATTTCGAGCCCCCACGGCCGGTCGGCGTTGAGGTAGACGTCGCGCAGCAGGCTCGACGCGGCTCGCGCCTTCATCGCGATCAGGCGCAGATAAGCCTCGGTGCCCTGGAACTTCTTGATCTCGGCGAGGTGCGACGGCTCGTACTGGCCGTTGAACGCACGCAGCGCGGCGAGCAGGCGCTGGCTCCATCCGGCAGCGCTGTCGCGATGACGGCGGAACTCGTCGTAGCTCTTGCGGATGAAGGCATACAGGTTGGTGGCGAACTGGGGTGGAACCTGCAACGATTGCTGCTGCAGTTCCGTCTGCGCGCGCTGTGCTGCGGCGTCCGACTGAAGCTGGTCAAGCTGCTGGTTCGACGTGAACTGGATCATACCCGCCGACGGCGGCGGTGCCGGTACTAGGTCCGTGGCGGCCATCTTTTACCTCGGCGGGTATCTAGGCAGAGCGGAGTGCAGAGCGTAAACTGCAGGAAATCCAGAGGATTTGCAATGCCCGATCCAGTGAACCCGTGCGCCGACCTCCTGGCCGACGACGCACGCCTCTCCCGACTTGCGATGGAACTCGCACGGGATATATACCCTGCGAAGCAAATCTTCGCTCTCTTCAAGATCACCGAGGCCGACTTCGCCGAGCACATTTCCTGCTCGCCGGTGTTCATGACGTACTACGCCGAGGCGCGCGAGGTGTGGAACTCGTCGACCAACGCCGCCCAGCGCGTCGCCCTGAAGTCGGGCATCCTGTTCGAGCAGTGGCTCGAAACGGCCAACACCATGCTGCACGACGCCCGCGCGCCGGCGGCCGACCGCATCAAGCTCGCCACCTATCTGTCGCGGCTCGCCGGCTTCGAGAACGTCCACAACAACCCTGCCCTGCTCGAACGCGAGGGCGGCAGCGGGAAGTCGACGGTCATCATCAACCTGGGCCACGGCCGCCCCCAGATGAAGATCGAGAAGGTGCTCGGCGACGACGCGGTCGACGTACCCGCAGAGGTAACGACCATCGACGACCATGGCCGCTACGTCCACCTTCAGGCGGTCCGAGGGGCGGCCACCGTCCACGCCGCCGGCGATACTTTACCCCCTGTTCCCCCCGAACCTACGCCGCCTGAACTTCTACCCTCTGCGCCGTCTTTCATTCCGCCCAAGCGCGCTCCTTTGGCCGAGATGCGCTTCGGAGCCGGCCGCACCCAGGTCGTGACCGACGTCACCCCCGTCTCGAAGGAGCCTCCCCGGCTATGATCGACAAGGAGATCGTCTTCACGCCGTCGCAGACGGTCGCCGACTTCATGGTCAGCGATGCGTTCTTCCGCCTCATCGCCGGCCCGGTCGGCTCGTCCAAGACGACCGGCTGCATCTTCGAGCTATACCGGCGCGCTGCAGAGCAGGAGCCCGGCCCCGACGGGTATCGCCGCACCCGGTTCGCCATCGTCCGGCAGACGCTTCAGCAGTTGAAGCAGACGGTGCTCAAGGACATCCTGCTCTGGCTGCCCGGCATCGCGCGCTGGAAGGTGTCGGAGAGCACGATCTACGTCGAGTGCGGCGACATCCGCAGCGAGTGGATGCTCATCCCCCTGGAAAATGTCGACGACCAGCGCCGGCTGCTATCGTCCCAGTTGACCGGGGCGTGGCTGTCCGAGTGCATCGAGATGAACTATCAACTTGTCGGCCCGATCAGCGGCCGTCTCGGCCGTTTCCCCGACGCGAACCACGGCGGCTGCACGTGGTACGGCATGATCGCCGACACGAACATGCCCGAGGAAGGCGGCGAGTGGCACAACGCCATGGCCATCGACACGCCGCCGGAGATGATGGTCTTCATCCAGCCGGGCGGCCTGGACGAGCACGCCGAAAACCTGCAGTGGCTCAACCAGACGAAGGAAACACTCAAGCTCCCCGAAGACGACCCGGTGCGCATCGAGCGCGGGCGCGACTTCTACCGCCGTCTGGCGCGCAACCCTTCACCTGCGTGGGTAAACCGCTACGTCCACGCCAAGTACGGCATCGACCCGGCCGGCAGCGCCGTGTTCGCCCAGACGTTCAACTTCAAGTCCCACGTCGTCCCGAGCCTCGAACCGGTTCGCGGCGGCATGATCATCATCGGCCAGGACTTCGGCCGCGATCCATTCGCCGTCATCACGCAGATGTCGCCGTCGGGCCAGCTTCTCTGTCTCGAAGAGCTTGCGGCCGACGACATCGGCCTCGAAGTCCACATCCACCGCAACCTGCGCCCGCGCCTGATGGACCCGCGCTACCTCGGCTGCTCGATTGTCGTGGTCGGCGACCCGGCCGGCACGGCGAAGGACAGCCTGTTCGAGATCAACTCGTTCGACCTGCTGAAGCGCAACGGCTTCGTCTGCTTCCCGGCGTCGACGAACGACCCGGACGCTCGTATCCGGGCCGTCGAAAGCTGGCTCACCCGCTTCACGATGCAGGGGCCGGGGATGCTGATCGACGGCAGCCGGTGCCCGACGCTCGTCAAGGCGATGAAGGGCGGCTACCGCTACAAGAAGTCGAAGCCCGACCAGTTCTCACCGACCGGCGAGAACAAGGCCAAGCCCGACAAGACCAACTTCAGCCACGTGGCGGATGCTCTGCAGTACGCGGCGCTGGCGTGGGAGCCGGGAGCATTGTCGTACCTGACACGCCTGACGTTCGGCCGAGCGCAAGCTCGACAACAGGCCCCTCGCATCTCTCCGGCTGGGTGGACTTGACCGCCTGACCGAGAGCGAGGTTGTACGCCGCGTTCCACGCTTTCCACGCGATGGCACGACGTTTGTCGGCACCCTGCGGCTTGGCGCCGTACCACCACCTGATGAACGCATCCCAGACCGGCCCGCGGCGCTCCGGTTGCCACACCTTGTCGGCGGGGTGGAACGACGCCCCCGCCAGGGCCGCAGCTTTCACCTGCTTGCGGTAACACTCGGCACAGCGCTTGGTCTTGACCGAGACGTTGACCTTGACCCATCGGTCCCGCTTGCAGACCGGGCATGTTACCCGGCGGGGTTTGTCGGCTGGCATGTTATTCCTTCGCGAAAACTTCAGGGAGGGGCTTTCCCGCCTTGAGGCGGTAATATGCCCTCGTGTACGGCACGCCGAGTTCACGGCAATGCACGATCAGGGACGCGGTGCGCCCGAGATAGGTGATGTCGGCACGGACGCGCGTCTCGTCGTTTAGAAGAGTATAACCCCCCTCGACGATGGCAGCGCGCAGCGCCTCGACGGAGTGCTTGACGTGGCCGAACTCCCAGTTGTCGCCGTTCATGGCTTCCGGCTTGTCGCGCGGCCAGTGGCGGACCGGCAGGGGGTGGTTGGGGTCGGTCGCGAGCTTCTTGAAGTGGTGCTTCCAGATGGCGGCACGGTGGCGCACGTTGGCGCACTTGCCGACGTAGGCGATTTTGAGCACGGGACACAGGAGCATGTACACCCCTGGACCCTTCGGAAGATCGGACGGCTTCTGCATGTGATCAGTCCTTGATGAAACCCATCGACCTTAGCAGAGTGATGCGGCAGACCTCCAGCACGGCGAGCGCGGTCGAACTATCGACGTTGGACATCGACAGGCTGACGGAGAAGTCCTCGGTCGAGCGCCTGAACTTGACGACCATGACCGAGTTGAACGGCGGATCGTCGCCCTTGAAATCCGCCTCGGCTTCGCGCAGGCACTCGATGGGCGTCCAGAGCGAGTTGTCGTCCTTCTCGTCGACGCGGCGAGCACCCAAGCTCACGACTTTGTTTTCGGTCATATTACCTCTGCGGGTTACAGGTCGTCGCTGAGAGCGAGGAAGATCAGGATGATGGCAACAGCGAGGATCGCGGTCATTTGCGGCACGTGCTCATGAACGCCTGCAGCAAGTTCTCGTCCACTTTCTTCGCCTCGCGTTGCGAGATGGCGTAGATGAGACTGTTCATGAAGTCGGCTGCTACATGCGGCATGTCGATAATTGGGGTCGGTCCGTAGGTCACGGCAGGTTGAGTTCGCTGATGTGGTGCCAGTCGCGTATGCGGACCGTCGGATATCCCATGAAGCGTAGCTCGGTTCCGACATACGTCACCGGTGCCAGGACGGGATGCGACCCTGCCAACTCTAACACCTGCTCGGTCGTAAGATAGAACACTTTCGCAGGTGGGTTTGCGGAGTGGAACCTTTGCCATCTTTCAAACAGCCATTGATTGAGCGTCAAATCAGACCCGTGGTACGGCACGACGGGCGGTTGGTTGTACACGCGGGGAATATAGCGTGAGATCGTGAGAATGTCAAATAGGTATAGTTGGGATTTTTGGGCTAGCCCAATATGACACCCCTAAACGAAAACCAGCGACCGGCCCCCGCCTGTCCATTTACCCTCTGGGGTGGCTGGCGGACGCTTGTGCCTAGACGTAGGACAGGGAAATAGGAGCGAGGCTAGCGATACAGTGTTTCGGCGGGACGCGGGCTCTTGAGGCAACCGTCCATTCAACGCCAAAAACGCCAGTAAGCTAGACGGTAGCAAGCCAAGGCGGAGGACGCCTAGGTTTCCCCTCCGGGGATGGTCGATAGGATCGGCCATCAATGCCGGGATGATCCTACCGTCGAATTAGGCGGAGCGTTTGGATGGCGCGGGGTAACCTGCGCGGGCTCGCTAGACGACCGGCATCCACTAGCAATGGATGAACTGGATCACTCACACGGAAGCGGCCAAACGCGAAAGCAATCGGGAGGCGACAGGGTGCCCTTAGGTTTGGGCATCCGCCTCCCCATTGGCAAACCGCGCGATGGCGGTCATTCGACACTAACCCTGCAAGGTAAAGCGAAGCTCGAACGGTCGCGCGGTTTCCCAATGGTCAACGGTTATAGATTGGAGGTGCAACCATGAAACCACGCAAGGCGAAGTACGCCAAGGGTCGGCCGCTCCCCGAGGTGCGGACAAGGCCGACGTTCTTCCACGTGACGGCCAAGGATATGTGGTCGCCGACGGTGGGCAAGGTGACGCTCATCAAGGCCAAGCCCAATGGCTAACCGCACGCCGCCGCTCGAACTGAAGATGCGCGCGGCAGCGCTGCGCGAGTTCAAGCACGAATGCCGCGAGCGCCGCGACGATGGCGTGGTGCGGCGCAGCATCCATGATCCGCTCACCGTCAAGGATGAGCGCGAGCGCTCGCGTGACCGCGAGTTCCACATCTCGTCGCCGACGGTGTACTACCTCGAAATGGCGCGACGTGCGCGCATGGCGCGGCGCGATGGTAACGAGGGTGCCATCGTGGCGCGCGAAGTGTTAGTGCCGGAACCCAAGTACGTGCCGACACCTTCATCGAAGGATGTGAACCTCGAAAGGTTCCGTCCGCTCTCGAAGCGTCAGCGTCGGATGCTGGGCATCTAGCCCAGCATCCTCCATAAACAAACGTACGCCATAGTTATACCTCGAACTCACGTAGGTTATACAACGCTCAAAGGTGCCACTGTGCATCGGCCGGCGTGGGTTCTAGCTATCACTAGGAGTGTGTGATGCTGCAAGACTACGAATACACGATGGCCGGCACGCCGAAAGAAGGCCAGTCTGATGCTGGTCAGACGCGCATTGGCTATGTCATTGCGTTTTGCGACGAGCAAGCCATTGCGTGGATGGATCGAAACTGGGGGCGCTATGTCGCCGACACTCGGATCATCAGCAAGGTGCCCTACATCCGGCAGAGCAACTAACACTAGGAGTATGACCATGATGCCGTCAGTGGACATCTGGCGTGCGCTGTCTGGGAACACGCGCGCTATCGCTGAGCGCCACTTCCTGATCTGGGAAAAGTACGACATCGTTGGCGTGTCTTCGATCTACATCGAAGGGGCCATGGCATGGTGAGTTTTCGCAAGATCGGCGGCTTGTGGCATTGGCGCATCGGCAGGATCGGCGGGTCGTTCTACATCCGGCGGCGCTGATCACACGTCTTTGACAAATCCCTCTTCTGTCAAAAGACGTGAAATCCGTGCGTTGCCAGTGGCTTAGGTCGGCAGCGCAAGGGCGGCGCCAGCCGCAAGGACGTTAAACTTTGCGTTAAGTTCCGTTGTAGTTCTAGGGGCTAGGTCCACTCTATATATATCTATCCAATAAGATTATAAGTAGGCATCCCCTAGGCTGAGTGCTCTCTAGGGTATCGGCACGGCGCGCGGAACCATAAACAAACGCGTGCCGAATACCCATTTGACCCACCAACGGGAGAACCCCTCGTTCGCGATGTCGTTCAACAAATACGTGGGATAGCACCTAACCCCTTGAAAACGCTCACGAGTTAATACCAAGATTAATGCACACGCACCCCCTCTGACCACACAACAACGTGTGGCAAAGTGACGCGACAATACGTGTGACTTGACTACACACGTATTCTCACGTCATTTTTGAAGCGTCTTATCAACGCTCTGGAGACGCAACATGGTCGAATGGTTGATGCGCGGCACGCAAGCGGTGTCCTTGGATGACCCGCACGGGTGGCAGTATTCGCAGGACGCGCTGGCCCTGCAGCACGAACCGTGCTTCGGGACGAGCGTGTACCACATCATCCACGCGCCGACCGAGGCGGTGTACTTCGGCGCGACCAATCATCTGCCGAACAAGATATTCTCGCACTGGCGGCATCGCCTGCGGAGCATCCGGCACAGCAACCTGTCGATAGCGTTCCGTGCGATCTACACGCATCGGCGAGACTTCCTGTTTCGCTTGCACGGTATCACTGCCGACCACGCTGGCGCGCGTGATGCCGTCAATCGGCAGAAGCATATCTGGGCGCAGACCGGCTCGCATGCCGTGCTTAACTGCACCAACATGATGAGGGACCGGCGACGCTGGGTGTCCATCATACCCAGGTCCGAACTCAAGGACCGTCTCGACAGGCCGCGGCGCGGCGATGAACCCGCCAAGGTAAAGCTGGACCAGTCGAAGCGTGCCGTTGCCGAACGTGTCCAGTCGACGCTGGCATCGGGTCGACCCGCGACCATGCACAATCCGACTGACAAGCCGGCGGCACCAATGCCGGCCTTCCTTCGGCACGTGCTCGGTCGCGACGATCAGGGTGATGGCGAAGCGTAGTGCGGGGGAACCATAAACAAACGTGCGTCTGATAACCTTGGAGGGTCGAATGAGCGAACCGGTCGATCTCGCAGCCGTGCGCATGTTCGTGCGCGCTGCGCTCGTGCTCGGACGCGATCCGCGCGAGACGTTCGACATGCTGTACGTCGACGAGCGTGAGGCGTTGCTGCGGCACGCCGTCATGCCGCGCCCGCGTCCGCCTCGCGAGCCGAAGCCGGTCGACGTCGACGACCCGCAGTCCGACATCTGAGAAGGAGCAACGATGAACACGCAAGAAGTTTTCGACAAGATCGCGCGGCATCTGGCCGAGCAGGGGCGGTGTGCGCGCAACGGCGGCGGATGTATGTACCGCGTCACGCACGGCGGCGTCGTGCTGCGCTGCGCCGTCGGCGCGCTGATCGGCGACGAGCAGTACGACGAGTGGGAGCAGAAGCTCGTGCCGAAGGGGGAAATCCTCGAAGGCAAGACCGTCGACGGTCTGATCGACGTGCTCGCCGACATCGGCGTGAGCCTGTTCGATGCGTGCGGCATCGGCCAGCGCGGCCAGCGCGACCAGCCCGGCTGGCAGCCGATGCACGACCTGCTCGTCGACCTGCAGAAGGTCCACGACACGACGTCGACCGTCGCCAGCAACGAGAAGCACGACCGCTCGCTCGCGGAGGACTATCCGTTCGTGTTCGAGTGGTACCAGCCCGACAACGTGCTGCACTCGCCGCGCGTGCGCGTGCGCCCGATGGCCGAGCGCCTGCGCCTGACGGCCGAGCGCCACGGCCTCGATGCCGGCGTGCTCGCCGGCCTGTCGTTCCCCGACAACTGGGAGTGAAGTGATACTCCCAACCTGAGAAGGTAACACCCGTGCATCTCAATCAGTACACCGACAAGACGCTGGCGCGGTATCACGCCGTCGGCGTGGTGATGCTCACGCGCACGATGCCGTGGCATCCCGACTACGCGCCGTACCAGCGGCTCGTGCGCCTGTATTGGCGCGAGATCGTGCGTCGGCATGGGCCACTCTGGTAGGGGAACCATAAACATGGCCACACCACCGACCTATGCCGAGTTGCGCGCCTATATGATCGGCACGGGTGCGCCGCTCGAAGCCGCAGAGTTCATCGACGAGGGCATCTACCACTACGCCAAGAAGCGCCGGTGGCAGCATGTGCTCGACGAGTGTCCGCACGTGCCGCAGCCGCTCGACGTGCTGTCGTCGGAGAGCGTCGCGGCGCTGGTGTTCGAGATGCTGGAAGACGAGTACGAACGTCTCGGTGAACAGTCGTTGTATGACCTGCTGGGTAAGGTCGACGGCGCGGAAGAGAAAGACCTGTACGATAAGGAGCCGTGATGGCTATGTATCTCGTCACGTGGTCGATTGACATCGACGCCGATAGCCCGGAAGAGGCGGCAGCAAAAGCGCTGATCGTCCAGCGAGACAACGACCCGGCGAACACTGCCGTCGTGTTCCATGTGAAGAAGCATGGTGCGCTGTACGGCAAGGAAGTCGACCTAAGCGACAAGGAGGGATGAATGTCGGCTGCTCAGACGAAAGCCGCGCGGCGCAAGCTGCGCAACGACAAGCGCTACAAGGCGGCTCGTGCCGCTGCCCGTGCCGCGCAGATGCGGCGTGCCAAGGGGAAGGCCAAGTGATGGCCTACACCTACGAAGGCAATGCCGACACCGGCGAGCACACCATCTTCCTGCACGGCAAGCGGATCGCTACCGTGCGTATGCACGACAACGATACGTTCGACAACGACCGCGACTGGGTACGCCTGATCGTGACGCTGCTGAACGAACTTCCGCAGCCGAGCGGGGTGTGACATGGCCAAGGCCGGCATCGGACACTTCGAGGGTGCGCGTGGAGCGCGCTACTGGGTGGGCGGCTGCACCTGCGGCAGCGGCAAGGATGGGCGCGAGTTGTACGACGCTCGCGGCATCTACTGCGGCATCACGTGCAGCACGTGCCGCCGTGAGGACAAGTACCGGAAGGAGGTCATGACCGATGCGAACTACGAACACGATGAACCGCTCGACGAAGAGTAACCTCGGGAGGTTCATGACGGGCTTCATGCAGGGGATGCTGGTCTGCAGCATTCTGCCGGTCGGGGTCATCCTCGGATGGCTGATGCTCAACGTGAATATGGGCATCGTCCTCTACAATGAACTGCGCAAGTTCCTGAAAGCGTAATGCTGCAGGCCGGGTAGCCTTCCCCCCAAGATGACGCCCGGCGGCGGGGTGTGGTTGTACCATAAACAGTGCGCCACACCCCGCCTGACTGCAGCATCTAGTGGCTGGACTTCGGTGGTATAACCTGCTACCTATTTGACAGGGGCAGGTTATCCCGACGCAGTCCCGCGTCAGTGTGTTCATACGATCAGAAGGAGTATCAAGATGAACGATCTCGCAGCGGCGCTCGCGCAGGCTGGCATCGTGAGCCCGGAAGCGCTGACCGGTGCCGATACGAACAACGTCGATCTGACGCCGCCGGCGTTCCTGCAGCGGCAGAAGCCGCCCAGCCTCGCCGTCGACACCGGCCTGGGTGCGCCCCAGCCGAACCCCGCGCCGGCACCCGAGCCCCAGCCGGCCCCCGAGCCCGAACCCGCGCAGGTCATCGAGACGCGCGTGTCCGTGCCGCCCGAGCCGACGCCGGCTCCCGAGCCCGAGCCCCAGCCGGCCCCCGAGCCCGACCACGGCAGCAACCAGCCGGGCAACCCGAACGCGGACAAGGCCCGCGTGCTGCGCAACATCGCCAAGCTCGGCGAGGACGAGGGCCGCGGTGCCAATGCGCGACCGGCCTTCTTCGAGCAGATCGCCGAGGCGGCGCGCCTGGGTGCGCTGATGCCCGACGATGCGCCGGCCGTGTTCTCGCGCTACACCGAGGGCGTGGCCAAGGCCAAGGGCGTCGGCGTCGTCAAGCAGACGTCCGAGGCGCAGCAGACGTCCAAGATCAAGACCATGATCACGTTCGGCGCGCTGCCGAGCGTGCGGTCCGACGTGTTGCTGGCGAACACGCGCGACGCCATCAAGAAGCGCCGCGACGCCGGCGAGAAGCTGAAGAAGTCGCCGGTCGACATCTACCTCACGGTCGCACGGACCCAACTCGCGCAGCCGCAGGTGCCGCTCGACGACGACCAGATCGACGAGTGCCTGAACAGCAAGGCCCCGGAGGTCAAGACCGAGGCCGACCGGCTCGACGCCATCGCGCAGTCGATGGACAAGCTGCTCAACAGCGAGGACCAGACGCTGACCGACGAGACGGTGCAGGCGCTCAACGACGCCATGCCGCTGCTCCTGGCGCGCGTCGCCGATCTGGGCGGCACGACCAAGCAGAAGGCCGAGCAGGCCCGGCTCGACGAGAAGCAGAAGAAGCTCGACGACGCGAAGGCCAAGGCCGGCCTGATCAAGCGGGTCTAACCCGCAGAGGTTAGAGCGGGCGGCCTAGTGCCGCCCCTCTTTCTGCGTACTCTGTCGTCGCTGGCGTTGGCCGCCCGAGGGCGGTTGCTGATTGCAGCCTGCAACGCCTCTGCAGGTGGAACCCCGAGGCGGGTCGGCGGCAGGATACACACAAAGAGGGAACCATAAACATGTTGCACAACGACGGCGCGTACACGATCTACTACATCGAGGGTCTGCGGCGCAGCAAGAACAAGGCTCAAACCACCACTAGCTGGATACGTGTCTACTTCGGCTGGGACATCGACCCCCCGCACAAGCACTGCCTGTCAGCCAATGGTGACTGCTGGCAGAAGACGGGCGTGGACGGCACGTTCGACGAGAAGCACGCGCTGAAGCTCGCAGCGAAGCTGCATCGAATGACCAAGCAGGGCACCCTGCCGAATTACATCTCGAAACACATCGTCGCGTGGCGCGTCAGTCGCATGTTTGTCACGCAGCAGCGCGACGTGGTGAAGGAGTTCCTGTGATGTTTCATGAACTGGCGCTTGCCATCGAGTACGAAGTGCGCTGGCAACGGCGCATGGAAGCGGTCAAGCGGGCGTTCTCGCCCGGCTACGCCGACACCGACGTTAACCGGCGTCTGTTTTGCTACAACATTATCTAGCGAGACGACCATGACCTTCCAGATGGGCTGGCGCGACGGTCGCGAAGGCCGCGCCTGGGATCATCGCTACGACACGTGGCCGGCGACGCGGCAGGCCGAGTACGAGATCGGCAGGCTGCAGGCGATCACGCTCAAGGCCAACGGCGTCAAGCTGCCGCACGTGCTCGACCTGTATGACCTGCCGGGTAAGCTGGTGCCGGTCGTCAAGGACGAGCGCGAGCAGCGGCACAGACCGCCGGCCGATCTGCCGCCCATGAGATGGACCCACGCTCCCAAGCCCGAGCGTGCGCGCCGTGTCGTCAACCAGATCGCGAGGATACGATGATTAAGTTATACAAAATCACCGGCCCGGCCGGCGAGCCGCTGCATGGCGGGTCCGGCAATTGGCACCTGCCACAGAGCAAGCGCCCAGGAAAGTGGATGCCGGTCGTTGCGAGCGTCAGTGCGTGCAGGGCCGGCTACCACCTGGTCCCGGCGCGGGCGATCACCGAGTGGTTGCCGCCCGCCGGCAAGTCCGGCCTGCTGTGGACTGCCGA